TCAAGAATACCATTTTCAACCGTATCTACTACACCTTCATTATCCATTACTACGACGTTCATCCAATATTCTTGAAAATTTGGGAAATAAGTTGCAAAGCTGTCAATGGATGTTTCATGCAACGTTGTTTTATTTGGCTCAAGAGCAGATATTTTTCGTTCAAACTGAACACCCCAATACAAACCCTTATCTGCGGTTTGATTTGGAGTAATTCCACGTACAAGGTTTTCACGGAATGGAACTGGAATCTGAATTGTATTACGTAATGGATTTGCTACAGTATATCCAGTTGGACCAATTGCGTTGAATGCTTGTAGTGGAGCGGAACCAGAAGTTACTAAGTGAGCTGGTCCACGGAATCCTACCGGTAGAGCTGTTGGGTCTACATCTTGATTTTCCACGCCTTGCGCTACTTCTACACGTATATATTTTGAGTTATTTGTATAGTTTCCAAGTGTTATAAGCTTTCTTGAATCTCCACTTGAATCAAAGTTGTAGAAAGTATTATAATCACCAATTACACGTGCAATGTAGTTAGGATTAGTTGGGTCAAGAGACAAACCACGATATTGTTCTAGAACTACTTTATTTTTATCATTATCGGCAAAATCTCTTACAAGAAGATCGAATGTACCATATAGATAAACATCAGAAAGACTTGGAACAATGTTCTCAATTGAGAACTTAACTTTATTGTTTGCATATGATCCGTCATCTAGAGAATGGATTCGGAAAAGATTTACTGGCTTTCCACCAAACTTTTGAGATGTAATCCATGGTGTTTTTGGCGTGCGGAAACGATCTTCGAAGTTCTCGTAGTTAGGAGCAGTTAGAGAACCGCTATTTCTTGCTTCGGAACCGGTAATAAGGAATGCAACGTTTTCAAAGCCAACAGCTCTTAAATCATCAACCTCTGTTGTACCATCAGAGATGAAATTGGAACCGGTAGGAACTGCAAAGTTTGGATGAATAACCCAATCTGTCTGCAAGAGGTATCCAGCTTCTTCAAGCTTGAAAGGATCTCTATTGAATATTGTACCAAAATAATTAGGCGCATTAATATCAAAAGATGCCGTTATAATATTTGGGTACATTGGATCAGTATTTGTTTGTCCAGAGACAAACATTACGAATTCTTGTAATGAGCTGCTTAGATACAATGAACCGGTGACCGACTTTGCATTAGCAGAACCAGCACCAAAAGCTGAAGAAAGATATAGTTGAGTGCCGGAAGCTGCAAACAAGACACCTCTAACTACCGGTACTCCTTCTGCTTCTAATCCAGCTTCTGTGAATATCGTAGAGTCTAAGGACTGACTCATTACCGCACCAAGGAAATAAGTTCTGCCTAATGGGTTTCCTGCTACCGCATAAGCATTATCACCTGGTGCGCCACCAACTCCATTGTCTCCTTGTGGAAGTTGTTGACCAACTACGAAACCTGCACCATTAACTCTACCTCTTGGAGAAGAGGTTTGTCTTTGACTGCCATCACCTGCTCCAAGTACACGGATAAATGTTGCTGCTTGTGCATTTCGTAGCCATTCTGAGACTGCCATAGGTCCAACATACACATCATTACTAGTCTCACCGAATGTTGCAATAAAGTCATTTGTCGTTGCTAATGTCACCGGAACAAATGCAGGTCCGCCGATGGCCGTACCGATTATACCTGCTGGTATACCCGTTGGTTGAATTGCGGTCGGCCCCGTTAAGTTTATAATTCTGGCTGAAACACCGGCTGATTTGAATGATATTTGTGTCATTGTTATTTGCCTTTACTATTTTATTCTCTCTTTATTTAACTATTATTATCATCCAAATTGAACACCAGCTCTGGTGATAATAAAGTCTACTGCAATAAACTCAACTGCTTTGACTGGAAGCAAGTAAATCTTAGCATTCATTCTATTGTTTTCACGATCTAGATCAGTATTGTTTGTAGCATCACAAACAATCTTGTATTGTCTTAGTCCACCACGGCTTTGCACTAGAGATAGAACCGGAGTTACTCTGGCGACAAATTCCTGATAAAGAGCTGGAGTAAGTTGTTGCCAGATTAATCTGTTGCCGATATCGATAACTTGACGTTCAACGTCCATAACCATACGTTGTACGTTAATACTATCAAGAGATGTTTGATCACCATCAAGAGTCTTTTGTGCAAAGATTACGTAGCCTTCATTTGGGAACTTAACGATTGGGTTAACTCTTACTTGATAAAGCTTCTCACGTTCACTTTGATTTACTCTAGTTCTTGTGAGAGATACGAAGTTAAGAGCCGCCCGATTAAATCCGGCCGGGGCGAACCATGGATATGCAACCTTATCATTATATCCGATTGCAGCAAGAGATGCAACGGAAGCTGGTACCGTGATTCTTTTACCACTAGCAGGATCTGGCATTACAACATCTGGGAAATATGCGGCTGCAAAAGTGTTATTTAACGCACGTGTGTCGAAGCTTGTAGCAGTATTTTGAACGTTAATGTAGCTACCTGTGCCCGTTGTTGTGCTATCAAATATTCTGATGCCAGAAGAGTTATAGTTTGGAATATCCATAAGATATAGAGCCAATCCATAATTTGCAGCAGCATCTGCTGCATAATCAGCAACATATGGTTCACGTTGACCTGGTACTGCCAATATATTAATATTTGAAGCAATCGGATTTGTCACAATGTCGGTGGCAACACGGTAAGAGTTGATTTGATTGTTTGCAATTCCAGAACCGTTTTGATTAAAATTAAATCCAGGGCTATCATAGTTTGAGTTAGCGCCACCATAACCACTAACGCCAACTTCAGTAGAGGTTGATTGATCATTAAATGCAACGGCATTCTTATCCAATACGTTTACACCATCAAAACCACCATATAAGAAGGCAGTAAACTTGGCAAACTGATTAAATCTATTGAATGTTAACGGTTGAGTTCCGGAATGTACTAAGCTAGCAAATGTTAGTTGATTACCAGATACACAGCTTCCAGTTACTGTATATGTTGTTGGATTTACTGCACCATTACGAACATATACTGCATTTTTCATTTGTGTCTGCACAGAAGAAGTTAACTGATTAAACGAAGTTACTCCGAGTGCTACACGGGCCAATGTAAACTTATTATCATTTAAATCATCGCTAGATGAACCAGTTACTAAAACGTCTAATTTCTCGATGCCGGCAAACTTTGTGAAGCTAGGTACGATATTATTAAGTTCGCCATTAATATTGGTATTTAAAACGTTATTATTATTACGTTCAAATTTAACACCCCAATACAATCTAGCGTCAGAAATTTCTTGGGCACCGGCTAAAGTAACCAAGCCACTACCACTTACAGCACCTCTTGTTGCCTTGTATCTAAATGGTACCGGAGGTATTATAGCGCCTTCCAGTCCAAACGTTGTCGAAGAACCGCTACCAGCTAGGCGCAAATCGCCAGCTACAGAAGAACTTACGTCCGTTAACAACGGATTGGTGTTAAGAAGTTGTGGTCCACGGAAACCGAATGGAAGTGCAGTTGCAGGTACCTTCTTCTCATCAACCTGTACATTCATTACAACACGAATGTAGTTAGACTTATTTGGATACTTACCAGAACGTTCAATTCTACGATCATTTGGATCTTCTACGTCAAAGTTGTAGAATGCTTTTGAATCACCAATAACTTTGGCAATATATTTGTCGCTGTCAGGATCAAGCGTAAGATCATTGTATTGTTCGATAACTTCCAAATTATAATCATTATCGCTGAATCTACGTACTGCCAATGAGAATGTTCCATATTGGTATGTTGGATTTGTTGAAGCTAATATATTTTGGATAGATATCTTAATCTTGTCATTCGAATAAGCGCCATCATCAATAGCTTCAATATGGAAAAGATCATATTCGGTTGAACCATATGGCTGTGATATGAAGCTGGTTGTTTTTGGAGACTTAAATCTGGTATCAAAACGTCCGAATAGCTCAAGGAATGGCGTCGAAGATAAACCAGAGGTTGCGGAAGTATTTGCGCTACCAGAAGCCACAAGAACACCAGATACAGAATTTTGTACAACAGTTGCAACTTCGTCATAGGTAACTGCAACACCACTGATTGAGCGGCGCGGC